AAGCACCAAGTGACGCTTGGGAGCGCATCCAGCAACTCGCAAATGAGGAAGTCCAAAAGTCAGGCGGCTCTATGGCTTCAGCAATTGCGAAAACAATTCAAACCAACCCAGCGCTTTACGCCGAGTACTCGGCAAAGCGTAACTCATAAGGAGAAAAAGCGATGGCTTACGAATTACCAGGGCACATCATCACTCTAGAAGCGGCGGCTGATCTTTCAAGCCTTCAGTACCGCTTTGTAGTTATCTCAAGCGGTAAGGCAGCAGCGGGCGGTGCAAACATGCAACCGATCGGCGTGCTCCAGAACGCACCAACAGCAGGACAAGCGGCTTCCATCATGGTTTCCGGCGTCTCTAAGGTCAAAGCCAATGCGGCAATTGCATCAGGCGCAGCCATCGGTGCAGTTGACTCTGACGGTCGTGCATCATCAACCATCGCGGCTGATGAGTATGTTTGCGGTCAGGCAATTGAGGCGGCTGGCGCTCAAGATGAGATCGTTAGCTGCTACATCGATTGTGGCAAGCCTGTCCTTAACACTTAATTGACTATCAAAAGGAGATAAAACGATGCCTTTACTCACTTCACAGGTTCACGTTGATGAAGCGTTGAGCAACATCTCAGTTGCTTATGCACAGGAGCAAACACGCTTCATCGCTGACAAAGTATTTCCATCAATCCCAAGCCCTAAACTCACTGACAAGTACTTTGTCTTTGATAAGGGAAATTACCTTCGCTCAATCGCAGACTTGCGTGCGACCGGTTCTGAGACCGTTGGTGCCAACTACACGCTCTCAACTGATACTTTCAGTTGTGATCAGTACGGCGTCCACATGGACCTCGATGATTACGTTGTCGGCAATGCTGATGCAGCGCTCAACATCGAAGTATCCACAACTCAGTACATCACTGAGCAGTTGCTTTTGAAGCGTGAGCAAGTCTTTGCTGGTGCTGCATTCACAACTGGTTTGTGGACCGGTTCAACAACTGGCGGCGATATCACACCGAGCACCAAGTGGGACGCAGCAAACGCGACCCCAATTGATGACATTAGAACTCAGATTGACTCTGTAGAGAGCAAGACCGGGCGACGTCCTAACGTTCTCGTGCTTTCTAAGGACACCTATACAGCACTTGCAAATGCTGACGACCTCTTGCAGCGCGTCAAGTATACCCAAACCGGTATGCTTACGACTGACTTGATGGCGAGCCTCTTTGGTGTTGCTCGTGTCCACGTTCCTGGCGCAATCGTTAATAGCGCAGTCCAGGGTGCAACTGATTCATTGGACTTCGTGTTTGGAGACGCTAAGGCGGCTCTTTACTACGTGCCAGACGCACCAGGTCTTATGACCCCAAGTGCGGGCTACATGTTCAACTTCACCGGTGTTGAGGGTGGCAATGCTTCAGGGCTTCGCGTTCTCAACTACCGCATTGATCACAAGCACAGCCAGCGTATTGAAGCGCTCGCGGCTTTCGACTTCAAAGTTGTAAGCACCGAGCTAGGCGCTTTCTTTACGAGCTGCTTGACCTAATGATCTTTGCAGCCAAACGGCTGAAGCTTGAAGGGGGCGAGGTTCAACCATGGACCCCGCTCCCTCAAGCGCGTGAGTGGCCCGCTTTCCGGCGTATGCTGGAAAACGGGACTCTCATTGATGTACCAGATGAGCTCTTGTCGCAGAGCATTAAGCGACGAGCTAAAGCGAAGGGTGGCAAGCGGTGAGTTTTTCCTTTGATGAGAATCTGAGCACCGACCTCGACAAAGTACGGCTTCGCATCGGTGACACCGACAGCGAAGAGGTCTTGCTTTCTAATGAGACGATCACCGCCCTTCTAACAATTCGAAACGATGTCGTGCTCACGTCCATCGATTGTATCGAGGCAATCCTTGGCAAGTTCGCACGCGAGATCGACCGGCAAGCCTTGGGGCTTGGTGGTCCACGATCTCAAAAGACGACCCACTACCAGGCACTCTTGAAGGAACTACGTGCAGAGGCGGCGCGAGGCTCAACCGGTGTGTTCTTTGGTGGTGGGTCTATCGCTGGTAAAGAGTCAATCCGCAACAACTCAGACGCACCGCTGGCACCATTTAGGCTCGACCAGTTCAAGAACAACGAGGACTGAGATGGCGGCTGACTTTGAGGCAAAGATGGACACGAGCAGCATTGAGGCTTTCGCTCGTGGCTTCGTTGAGAAGTACGGTGCAGGCGTCACCAATGCTCTCATCGAATCGTCTCAGGTCATGGTGCGCCAGCTCCAAGACAGCACTGGCCGATTGCTTGAGAAAGGACCGCATACCGGTCGCTTGAGAGGCTCTTGGAAAGCTGGCGGTGTCTACTTTGCTGACTCTGATGAGGCGTCGGTTGATGTCTTCAGTGGTTTACCTTACGCGCTAATCCATGATCGCGGCGGTGTCATTAAGCCAAGCAGAGCCAAAGCCCTCGCAATCCCAAATCATGATAACACCGACTTCTTTGGCGGCAGCAATCGAGACTTTCCAAGCCCTCGAGACTTGCCAGCCGATAAGAATCGACTGTTATGGCTCGACAAGAAGACCGGCACACTCAAAGACGACAAGGGTCAGGTCACTTACTTCTTGCGTCGAAGCGTTCGGATGCCTCCAAAGTATTACATTGGCGCAGCGGTCAAGGCAGCATTGCCCGAGATTCATGAGATCTTTGACGATCTGGTTGAGGACGCCATCGAGGAAGGTGCCGAGTAATGCCAACACCAGCTCGCAAGCTCATCTTGAGCAATCTCCAAACGACCTTTGAGAGCATCACCGTCGCCAATGGGTACAAGACCACGGTGGTCAAAGTGCAAGCGCTCGCTCGCGGCTATGCTGACGTTAAGACTGGTGAGCGTCCCTTTATCGGCTACGTACCACAAGCTGAGCAAGTCGAATATCAGCCTTTCAATCGTATCCGGTGCACGCTCAACGTTAGCGTCATCGGTCACGTTAGCGGCAACAGTCAGAGCGACCGAAGTGCCAAGCTCAACGATCTCATCGACGACTTGATTGCGGCGCTCAATACTGACCCAACACGCGGCACAAACGCAATCAATACCAAGCTCGTGCAGTTCGAGACCGACGAGGGTGACCCCGATGCGCGGGGTGATGGCTCGGTCTTGGCACAAGTTCAAATTCAATACGAACGCTCGGTAAGCTCGAGCTAAGGAGGACACAATGGGAGTCTCACAATTACATGCGCTAGGGCGTAATCGTAAGTTCTACGTCAACGAAGAAACCACGTACATCGACAGCGAGAACGTCGCCACCGCATTTGTCAAGCCAGCAGGCACCGATGCAGCGGTGGTTCTCAATGCGAGCTTCACACCAGCACAAGAGCGCAAAGTGCGCGATGATGCGCGTGCGAGTCGCTCAGCACTCGAGCAAATCACCGGCAAGAAGTCGGCAACGTGGTCGGTTGAGTCTTACGTGCTGCCAAGCGGTACCGCTGGCACAGCTCCAGACCTTGGACCGCTCTTCAAGGGTGCGATGGGTACTGAGACCGTCAGCGGTGGCACTCGCGTCACCTACTCACTCAATACCAACCAAGACCTTGGCAGCTTCAGCCTAACGCAGTTCTTCAATGAGACATTCATGGAAACGCTCACCGGTTGCTACGTCAACTCAATGACCATCAGCGTCGCAGGTGGTGAAGAGCCGAAGGTGACCTTTGAGGGTGAGAGCTCAGGTCTTTACATCCCGACCACCACAAGCCCAAGCGCGGCGCAGCTCACAGCGGGTGAGTCAACTGCAACCGTCGATGGCTCTGGCACTGGGACGTCTTTTGATGTTCACGCTGGCGAGGGTGAGAACTTCAAGCCAGGCTCGGTCATCTCGGTTGGTTCTGACACCGACTTGGTAGTCACCGCAGTCAGCAACGACACCATCACCGTTGATAGCTCTATCACTTTCACCGATGACGATGAGGTCAAGCCCTTCGCACCGACTGAGACCGTGGCAGGCTCACCGATTGCGGGCATCTTGGGCTCTCTGACCTTGGCGGGTAACTCGCTACCAATCACGTCTTTTGAGGTCACGGTTGCGAACAACAATAAGGGGATCGCTGATGAGGCTTTTGTTGCGGGTACGAGTGATTATGTTCCGGGCTTTCGTGATGTCACTGGATCGCTCTCTATCCGATGCCGTCGTGACCTAGCGATTGAGATCGGCAAGCGTCTCGACTTTGGCACTCAAGCCATCGTTGTCACTTGTGGCGATACCGCTGGCAAGAAGCTCATCGTTGAAATAGATGATGCAGAGTTTGAAGTTGCGGCGGTGGATACACCGCAGAGCGATGAGGTAGTGGTGCCAATGAACTTCCGAGCTCTAGCGACCAGCGCGGGCGAAGATGAGATTGTCATCAAGTTCGAATAATACAACAAGGGGATCAAACCATGGATATCAAGCAAGAAGACGTTCGGCGCTACGTGCCGCAATGGGACAACAACCGAGACCGTGATGAGAGTGAGCAGATTGTGCTTCACTTAGCACCAATGACTGGCGGAGAGCTTCGGGCGGTGCATCGCTCAGCGATTAAGAGTGATGGCAAGGTTGACGTCCACAAGGCGCAAGCATCGATTGAGCGCATCATCAAGACGAGGGTGGTGCGTGCTGAGCGGTGCTTGGATATTCTCGACCGTGAGATTGGTGATGGTGAACAGCTTTGGGAGCGTGCTGAGCAGGCGCTCATCGATGAAGCCTATGCAGCCATCACAGAGATCTCAACGTTGAGGTCTGGGTTAAAAAAAGACTAAGGCTTGGAGCTCGCTTCTTAGCGAGCGGGCACCAAGCCCTTAATTGGGGATGCTCACAATGCAAGGGCGAGGACTATGCCGAGGGTGACCAGTTCAGAGCAGCAAGAGGCTGCGAGAAGCCAAATGAGTCGCTTGGTTTCGAGTTCGCTCCTAGCCTTCGCCGGTGTCCTTGGTCTCAGTTTGATGCTGAAGTCAACCTCTTGCTCGGTTGGTACCGCGAGTGGAAAGCCTACGGTGTCCTACCCTACGCATCATCGAGTCTGCTTGATGAGCCCGCGTTTGTGTTTGAAGCCATCGACACCATCAACACCGAGATTGATGGCATGAAGGCAGAGCGTCAGAAGCAGGCTCAAGCCGAGCATGATGCAGCGATGAGGAAAGCGAGGCGATAAATGGCTCAATATGATGTACCAGTCACCATCACAGCCACCGACAAAGCCAGTGGCCCGCTTGCTAAGATTGCCAAAGCAGCCAAAGGCGCTCAATCGGTGGTCGCTAAGTTCGGTGCCGTTGGTGGTGCAGCTCTTCGAGGCTTTGCCGTTGCCACCACTGGTCTCAATCAAGGTCTCGAGCTCTTCAAAAAGGGCGTTGAGGTCTTCAGAGCGTTTACTGACAAGTCCCGCGAGTATCGTGATGAGAATGATAAGCTCATAAAGAGCTTCGATGAGAGCAATAATCTCATTGGGTCACTCGCTGCGCGTATTGGTGACGTGCTCATCAATGCCTTCAATGCTGCAATCAAGGCAATGACGCCATTGATTAAGAGCTTTAGGACCTTCCTAGTCACCAATCAGAAGCTGATTGGTCTCAAGCTCATCGAGTACTTCCGAGATTTTGCTTTGTTGATGACTACCGGTGTCGCCAAGTCAATCGTCGGTGTAACTCGTATCGTGACCTTTTTTGCGCTTGCATGGGAAGCGGTGAAGCTAGCAGTCAATAAGAGCTTTCAGTTGCTCTTGAATGGCGTTGGCATGATCATCGAGGGCTATGCCAACATCGCTTCTTATATCCCTGGCGTTGGTGAGAAGATCTCTAAGGGCATGATGAAGGCAGCAGAGGGCGCAAGAGCGCTCGGTGCTGAGTTTGCTGAGTCAGGCGAGACGGCCAAAAAAGAGATTGAATCACTACTCACCGAGCAAGAGTTACTCGAGCAACAGATTGGCAAGGTTGAAAAGACAATCAAGAACGGCATCGGCAAGGTTGCAGTTGCAGCTATGAGCGGTTTGACCGATGCGAGTGCTGGATCTAACGAGAAACTTGGAGAGACTGCCGAGAAAGCTGGTGAGGCGGCCAAGGAAGTCAAAAAATTAAACGAAGAAGTAAGCAAGACAGATGACGAGACAAAAGAGCTAGAAGGCAATGTCACCACTGTCGTCGATGCGTTTAAAGCGGCAGTGGTTGAGGCTAATAGCTTTGGTCAAGCTCTTGTTAGTGGCACCATTGAAGCCGTTAAACAGTCCATCAACATCTACATTGATGGTATACGTAAGCAGGTTATCGCTGATGCGGTTGCGTCTTTTACTGGAGCAGCTAAAGGTGCCGCTCCATTGGGACCGATTGCGATGGGTTTAGCAGGTGCGGCAGCTCTGTCGATGGTGATGGGTATGGTGGATCTAATCCCTGCGAAGTTCGCCCAAGGTGGTATGGTGCGCGGCGGTGTCCAGGGTCAAGACTCGGTGCCCGCGCTGTTGATGCCCGGTGAGTACGTCATGAACGTCAACCAGGTCGAAGCAATGCGGCAGATGTTCTCCAATATGGATGGTGTGAACAGCTCAGGAAGGTTTGCCAACGGTGGCACCGTCGGCGCAGCTCCATCGCTTGGAGGCGTCAACATCACGATCAAATCAGATGCGCTACCAAATAGAGCCGAGGTGAC